TAAACGGAACCAATTACTTCTTCAAAGTCAACACCAGTTCTGGTGGCAACGAAGGTAAGACCAATAAAGTTAATTGATCTTGCTGGTTTGATAAAGATGTCAGCAACAAATTCATTGCGATCAATGACTGCTCCTGTATTATTTGTTTCATCGCAAATCACAACAAAGTCAAATATACCTCTGTTGGATTGAACCTCTCTTAGGAATGGTTCAATGATATTTACGAAGTTTGTTCTAGTTAGTTCATCATTGAACTCAAAGAGTTGATCCTTAGCCGCTGCTGATATAGCATCTTCTAAGAAAATGAACAATCTACGAACGTTGATTCGGTCAAATGCTGACCTCTTACCAAATCCTGTTTTGTCTCCGAAAAGAACAATACCAGCACCTGGTTGTAACATAACAGGATTAACTCTATTTGAATATAGAATATCTCTCTGTTTCTTGCCTGGATTATAAGCAAGTTTTACTGAGTTGAGGATTGTACCTCTTGCAGTACCCGCTGGTGAGAACCAAGGGAACTGTTCTAAATCAGTTCTAGCACAACATCCAGCGATGTCACCGTTTAATGGTACATATCTGAATGTGTTATTAAATCTATCAAACATATATTTGTATCCACTATCGAACACACCATATGTTGTAGATGTTATTGGAGCAAAGAATTCAACAACTTTATTAGTCATTGTATCAATGTTATTCACAGTTACAGTTCCTGCTGTACCATCATTTAAGAATGCTTGTCTAAAAGGTGAAATAAATGCGACTGCATCTTTTCTTGCCTCTGCGACAGCAATACATTTCTCTGCAATTGCCTGTGACAATTCTTTTGTATGATGAGCAGCACCCATCATAATGAAGTCAACTTCAACCTCCTCTGTGTTAGAGAATATTTCTAAACCACCGAGAATGTCATCAACACCTGAATCTAACGCTCCAGTTGTTGTGTAATCTGTTTTTCCACCGTAGTTTTTACCACCTGTGAGTGATGAAGTGAATACACCTATAACACCAAATCCTTTATCAGCAGAATCTGCAGGTTGATCCCAACCATTATCTCCATCTAAAGTACCAATTGCAGTTGCAGTAGCACTATCAAATCCAGTAGTTGTAATTCCAGCAGGTGCACTGCCACCGTAAATATATTGTGAAACATTTGCAAGATATTTTCTCCAATATGCTGTTGAACCAACTGAGTATTCAGCGTCTGTTGCTTTTGATAGATTTAGATGTTTCTCAAGAATTGTTCCAGCATTACCTGTGATAGTTCCTTTATCATCTATAACAATAACGTGTAATTCGTCAAATCTACCACCTCTTGCTTGAGCATAAGATGAAGTGCCAGGTGCATCTGCCAGTGAATCCCATTCTAATTTAATTGGATTACCATTTCCATCTTTTGTAGTTAAAACAATTTCTTGCTGTTCAAACCAGTCAACTTGTGAACTAACAACTTGTGTGCTTCCAGTTCCTACGTTTGAACCTGCAGCACTTGGTGTAATTATTTCACTTGCTTTGAAACAATAAACACCATTCGCTTGATAATCAACTTGTGTAACTGTTCCAGCAGCAGAAACATGTGATAATACTTTGACTTCTGCTTTTCCTGTTTCAGGAATCCCAGTAACAATACCTTTAAGGTATCCGTCAAGTAAACTTGTTCCAGCGGCACCAGCAACAACTCTGTTTCCTACACTTTGTGTAACACCCATTCCAACTGTTGATATACCAGCAACAGTTAATATCTGGTCTGCCTTTCCATCTATTATTGAAACTCTTATACCATTAGCATAACTACCAGGTGTTTTGGCAGCAATGACTGTTCCAGTAATAGTGTTATCATCATAACCTAATTGATTATAATGTGTATCACTTTTAATTAAAAGTTCAGGTGCACCGTCTTCTGTTGCATTTTTTAATCCAGCGTCATTCGCACGAATTACCTGCATTGTTCCACCATATGCTAGGTAAGAAGATGCGACCATCCAATATTCGTAATGATTGTCTATTGAGTAGGGTTGTCCAAAAGTCTGTAACAGATCCTCTTCATTTTCAATCAGTTGTGGTTCCTCTACAGGACCTTTAGTAAATGGAGCAACTAACGCACCAATAGAACCACTTGTAGGATCTACGTTACCGATTGTTAGATCGACTTCTCTTACTAGGACACCAGGAGAGGCTAAATTTACCGCCATCTTGTATTCTCCGATCTCAGGAATATTTTTCTGAAATTATTTATTAAAATACCCTTTTTCAGCGGGGAAACAGTGCATGAACTACCAATCAGGATATTCCCATCTATTACTAATCTTATTTTTAGATTTTTTTACTCTGGATATAGTACAAGTTTTACACTCGTAAGAATATGATGATTGAATACTTTTATTTTTTCTAATGAGATAAAAACCATCTATTAAATCTTTAGTTTTACCACATACACGACATTTACGTTCTGTTAGAACGAAATGACTAACCTCCATCTGCTCATCAAAATCCATTACAGAACTTGGATTACACCATTACAATCTGGAATATCTTGAAATATTTTATTTTGTATACCTTGTTTTAGAGTCATAGCACTCATCGCACAACTTGTACAAGCACCACCTAATCTTACTTTTACAAATTTTGTTTCTTCTTCTATTTCTACAAATTCAACATATCCACCATCAGCTTCAATATAAGGAGCAATCTCAGATAGTGATTTAATTACGTTGCTTGCAGTTAATTCCATTACATATAATCCCACATAAAAGATCTATCACCATATTCATCTACTTTCCATAAATCACCATCTTTATCAACAAAACTATCATCATCTAAACCATCAGAAACAAAACCAAAAGGTGCCATATCCTGTTCGATTTGATTTTTTTGCTCTTCATATATTCTTTTTCTTACATCATTATCAGTCATTTCTTTGAAATAATCCTGTGCGACTAACCAAGCAAATATAACTAGACACATTGCTAAGTCATCATTACATCCTTCTTCTGCTTCAAATGAATTATGTTTTTGAGAAAAAGTTGTCAATTCAGATATAATATCATAGTCAATAATTAGTATCTTATCATCCTCTAGCAAAGTTTTAAGATTGGAACATCCTAATTTTTTGACAGCAGCAGTCGTTCTCACCCCTAACTGTGATCTTTTACCACTAAAACCAGCACCAACAACTTGACCTGCACGACCTCTTTGAGAGCACATAAGTAAATTATCATACTCTAAGTCGTAGTTTAAAATAGATGCAACTTGGTCTCCAATATCATTCACCTCACATAATATAAATGCTTTATTGTATGCTTTACCTATATCATCAATAATACTTGGAAATAACATTGGTTTAATTTCATTATTTCGATACTTTGCAACTGCTTTATATGGAAAATTTGTAACGTCAAAAACTATAAATGCAGAGTAATCATTACCTAAACCACGAGCAACGTCAACTGTAATCAAATAATTATGATTTTTTAAGGGGACTTCATATACATCTAATCCTGCATTTTTCTGTATTGGATTTTCATATACTAGATTTTTTAATTTAGATGGATTGATTAACGTGTTAACAGAACCTAAAAACTCACATTCAAACTCAACTTTAAATTGTTGCTCTGATGTGTTTGCGATTGTCTGCTCTTTCCATGCCTCATCACGACCTGGCACTTCAGACCAATGAACGTCTGTTGGTAGATATTCATTCTTACCTCTCTCTGCATCATGCCACATTCGGTAGAAATGATTCATACCTCGTGGTGTAGATACTATTATTACTTTTGTTTTTTGTCCTGATGAAATCGTTGGATAGACAGAAGCAAAGAAATCGTCAGCAATATGATTAGGGATAAAGGCAAACTCATCCAAGAATATAACATTATATGAACCACCACGGACAGCGGAAGAAGAAGTAGAGTTAGCAGATATTTTTGATCCATTTTCAATTTCTAAAGAACCTTTGTTCCAAGATATGATACCTTGTTGCATCCATCTTGGCAAGTTTTCATATGCAAGTTGTAATCTACCTAATAAATCACGGGCAGTAGAAGCTTTGTTTGCAAGTATAGCAATATTAACATTATCATTAAAAATCGCATAATGTAAGAGATATGATACAACCGTTGTTGACTTACCCGTCTGCCGAGGCATTTTACATATGTTGAAACGGTTCTCATGGAAATTTTTTATTAATTTTTTCTGAAAAGGATATTGCTTAAACGGAACTAAACCCTCGTCGAGTGATACTATCTTTATATAATTATTTGCAAAATATACAGGGTCGTCTTTACACTTTAAAAATTCAACAATATTCTCCTGTGTAAATTCAATAGGAGTATTTGCCTTTTTTAAATTGGGATTACCAAGATA